CAAGGTCATCCCGGACGGATGGGCCGCCCACCACCGCCCCGTGGCCACTGCCACGATGACGGCGCCGTGCACGATCGGGCGGATCAGCGAAGGCCCCGCCCCGTACCCCAAGCCGGAGGGCTGGACCGGGGAAGAGCTGATCCACGCCACCGTATGCCGGGTGCAGGAGCTCAAGCGGGAGGGCGGCGGCGTCCCGGGCGAGCAGCCCACGACGGAACGCCAGTACCTCGTCCCCGTCCCGCTCACCAACGCCGACGGCGTGGCCCTCCCGGAGCTGCGCGCCGGCGAACGCGGCGACATCATCCACGCCCTCGGCCGCCGGCTCCGCATCGTGAACATCATGTTCGGCTCCCAGGAGTGGGAGCGGGACCTGATCTGCGTGGACAACCAGACCCAGCAAAACCCGGCCTAGGAGGCACCCGTGGCTCAACAGATCAGCTCACTGGAGTTTCTCTCAGCGGAAATGAAAGCTGCCGGCCCGAAGGCCATCGCCCTCGCGAAGGTCGTGTTGAAGAAGACGGCCATCGACATCGAGCGGAACGCCAAGGCCATCGCCCCGGTGGATACCGGCAATCTGAAGAACAGCATCGGCCACAGTGACATGCGGTTACTGTCCGAGACCAATTTGGCCATTGAGATCGGCCCGACGGCCAACTACGGCCAGTACGTCGAACTTGGCACCAGCACGCAGGCGCCGCAAGCCTACATGGGCCCTTCACTAGACCGCTTCGGTGCCCCCTTCGAGCAAGCGATGGCGCAGATCGGGGCGGAGGTCCTGGGTGGTTGACGTGGAATCCCTCACGGGCCCCGTGCTCGCCGCCCTGCGGACCATCCCCGGGGTGACGGTCTACGACGGGTTCGTCCCCAAGACTGTCCCGGAGACGGACGGCTACCCGGACCCCTACATCGTGCTGTGGGCGGGGATCGGCGACAATCCCGACGAGGCCCTGGCCAACGGGATCCACGACACGGATTCCCTCATCTGGGACTTCCAGACGACCGCGGCCGGCGCCGACCCGGGGATCTGCCGCAACGTCGCCCAGGCGGCCGCCGCGAAGCTCACCAACCTGAGCGTCGGGACCGGGCGGGTCAAGCCCAACCCCGATGGGTTCAACCAGCAAGCCCCCATCCTCGACACCCAGACAACCCCGTCCCGATTCATGCTGCCCCGACCATGGCGGCTCAAAACCAACTAGGAGAACCCCATGGCTGAAAGCGACTTCATCACCGCGGTAGGCCCGGACGGGAAGAAACGCCGGGTCCCCAAGCACTACCTCGACAACCCGAAGTTCGGGTACAGACTCCCGCCCTCCACACGGGTCCGGGAACCGGCCACTCCGGCCACAGTACGAGCAACCGAACCGGCCCGGCCGGAGAAAAAGAAGGAGGTTAGCGAGTGAAATCACTGGCTGACGGCAAGAAGAAAATCACCCTGCTGACCGAGGCGCCCGTCAACGAGGAAGCCCCCACGGCGACCGAGCTGAACGCTGGCGAGGACATCAGCTGCAACGTGCTGGACTCGGACTTCAACTGGACCAACACGGACAGCGCCACCTTCGACGAGAAGCCCGCCTGCGCCAAGGGTCAGGTGCTCGCCCTCGGGGCCAGCAACTACGACCTGGCAGCCACCTTCATCCGGGAATACCTGGAGACCGGTGGCGTCGTTGGCGCGGCCGACATCGCCGGCCTCGACGCCGGGTACCAGGCCGTCAAGACCAAGGGTTCCGTCGTGTGGATTTACGTCCGCGAAACGGCCAAGGACTCCGACGAGGACTGGGCTGCCGCCGACGAGATCTACCTTGGCGGCAAGGTCCAGTCCGACGCCCCGGCCCGTGTGAACAACGACGGCAACATCAAGCGCCGTGTCAAGTTCCTGCCGCAGCGGATGTTCGAGGACATCGCCGTCGCGGCCTAACAAAGCTGCCGGCCGGGTGGTTTTCCAAGGTTCCACCCGGCCGGCGTTCCACCCCCAATACCTTGCCCCCACACGTTCAAAGACCTTGGAGGTCCCCATGACTGAGCAGAACCCCGCCACATTCAACGTTGAAGACTGGCTCACTGACGCCGCGCTCCCGCAGGAGTCGGCCACCGTATACAAGCGGCCTGACGTCGTCGCAGAACTAACCGACCTGAAGCGCCGCATTGAACTGGCCGAGCGCGTCAACGACGCGGAAGCCACGGCCGGCGCCAAGCGCCCAGCCACCCTGATTCGCCAGTACGAGCAGCTCCTCCGGACGTTCTCCGGCTCCGCTCTCACCGTCTACGTCCGGGCACTCACCGGGGACGAGCTGAGGGCGCGACGGGCCGCCAGCGAGGAGCGCACCAAGGACTTGCCCACGCAGGATGCCAACATCGAGTTCGGTTTCGACCTGCTGGCCGCCGCCATCGTCGCGGTCAAGCCCGCGGGCGCCAAGGAATCCACCCCTGCCAGCCTCACCACGGCCCAGGTCAAGGCCCTGAAGGACGGTATCGGGGAAACCCAGATGCAGCTCATCCTCGCGGCACGCCAGCAGGCGCAGAACGGGCTGCCCACCGTGGACGCTGATTTTTTGCACAAGCCCTCTGGCACGGAAGCTGGCCAGGAGTAGTCCAAGTCCTCAAAACAGCCCGGGCGGCGGGCAAGCCTCCCATGCATTGGTTCAGCAGCCGCCGCGGCGACTGGACCGACAAGGACTACGTCCTGTCGCTGGCGCTGACCATCTACGAGGACGGCCTCTGCGGCTGCGGCCAGCCCATGGCCGTGGCGCACCACCCGGACAACGACGGCTGGTACGACGCCAAGAAGACCCAGTGCCACTCCTGCGCCAAACGGGAACAGGCCAACTCCGGCAAGCAGGACCCGCCGCCCGGGGAGAAGGTCTACACGATCTACACCCGGCCCGCGGACAAGCCCCTACCGTCTCGCTGAGCCGCGCACCATGACAACAACTCCGGTCGCGGCCAGCAGGACGGCGGGCAAGAGCACCGAAATGCCAAACCCTAGCCGCAGCACCATGCAGGCCACGAACAAAGCCGCAGCGGCGGCCGTCGCAATAACCATCGTCCTTGGCCGTCTCGTGCCCCGCCCAGTGTCATTCATGCGCTGAGTCTAACTACATTCCGGAGGCCGCCATGTCCACGCGCTCAGTGATCGTTCGTCTTGAGGCTGAGGTCAGCAGGTTCGTTCTCGGTATGGGCAAAGCAGCGAAGGCAACCGAGGACGCTAAGAAAGCCCAAGAAGAGCTCGGCAAAACAGCGGATGAGACCGCAAAGAAATCGAGCCAGGCTTCCGAACAGGCGGCCAAGGAACTTGCCAAGCTGGCCGCCGCCCACCAGGAGGCGGCCAAGGCGGCTGGGCTCCAGTACAACGCCGCTGGCCAGCTGGTCGACGGCAACGGCCGGATCCTTTCGTCCTCCCAGGCCACGGCCCACGGGCTGGACACCTTCAGCGAAGCCGTTTACAAGACCGGGTTCGAAGCGGAGCAGGCCGCCGAGTCCCAGCGGAAGGCGGCGGAGACGGCGCGGGCCGCCGGGACCCAGATGCTGGGCTTCGGAGCCCTCACAGTGGCCGGGCTGGGCGCCAGCGCCAAGGCCGCCATGGACTGGGAATCCGCTTGGGCCGGTGTCACGAAGACTGTCAACGGCACGCCCGCAGAAATGGACCAGCTGGAGGTGTCCCTCCGCGGGCTCGCCAAAACCCTCCCCCTGACCCACACTGAGATCGCCGGGGTGGCCGAGGCGGCTGGCCAGCTTGGTGTCGCACGGCAGGACATCGCCGGATTCACCAAGACCATGGTCGACCTCGGTGTCTCGACAAACCTCACAGCCGACGATGCGGCCACCCAGATCGCCCAGATCAGCAACGTCATGGGCACCATGGCCCGGGAGGGGTCCCTCGGCGTCTCCCGGTTCGGCGCAACACTCGTGGCACTCGGTAACGACGGAGCTTCGACCGAGTCCGAAATCCTCGCCATGGCCCAGCGAATCGCAGGTGCTGCCGCAACCGTGGGGGCCAGCGAGACCGACGTGCTGGCCCTGTCCAACACGCTCGCCTCGATGGGCGTCAAGGCCGAACTCGGCGGCGGCGTCACCACCCGCGTGCTGCTCAAAATGTACGAAGCCGTCCAAGAAGGCGGCGACCACCTCGACGCCTTCGCCAAAACCGCGGGCACCAGCAGCGCCGAATTCGCCAAGGCCTTCGGTGACTCCCCCGTCGCAGCCATGGACAAGGTCAACAAAGGCCTCGCCCGGGTGAAGGCCGAGGGCGGCAACGTCGTCCAGGCCATGAAGGACATGGGCATCAAGGGCACCGAGGAATACCAGGTCATGCTGGCCCTCGCCTCCTCGGGCGACCTGCTGTCCGACTCGCTGGCACTTGGTTCGAAGGCGTGGAAGGAAAACGTCGCCCTAGTCAACGAGGCGTCCAAGCGCTACGAGACGACAGAGTCCAAGGTCAAGATCGCCTGGAACAACATCAAGGACGCAGCGATCGACGCCGGGGCCGCCCTCCTGCCCGTCATTCAGGGCGTTGCGGAGTCAGTGTCCGGGCTGGCCCAGACCTTCGGTTCCCTCCCGGAGCCCGTCAAGGGCGCTGTTGTCATGCTCGCTGGGGTAACCGGCGGGGCCGCGCTGCTGGCCGGCGGCCTCCTGACCGTCCTGCCCAAGATCGCGGACACGCGGACAGCCTTCAAGGATCTGACAGCGTCAGGTTCGAAGGCGCCTGGGGTGTTGCTTGGCATCGGCAAGGCGGCAGGTGTCGCCGCAGCAGCTTACGCGGCAGTGACCACCGCCGCGGCACTGGCGGCAGCCGCCACCGAAGGCAGCCGCGGGAAGACCAGTGTCGAAGACTTCAACAACGCCCTCGTCGGTGTATCCACCAACGGAGACAAGGCGAAGACCTCGCTAGACGCCGCGTTCAAAGGCGTGCTGAAGCCGGATCTGATGAGCGGCGGCACCACGGCCGTGAACAGCTTTGGGGACGCCCTTGACCGGGTGTTCAATGGGTCCTGGCAGGACAAGGCGACCGACTTCACCGGTACCCTGTTCGGGCAGAACGCGACTACGGGAATCAACACCGCCAAGGACGCGATCGGCAACTATGACAAGTCGCTGGCGTCCATGGCGACCTCGGGCAACCTGCAGGACGCCGCGGCAGGCTTCACCCTCGCCTCAGAGGAAGCGAAAAAGCACGGCACCTCGGTGGAGCAGCTGATCGAGCTGTTCCCGGAATACAAGGCCGCCATCCTCGCCAACAAGACCGCCAACGGGGAGACCCAGGTCTCGCAGGAAGCCCTAACCACGGCGATGCTCAAGGCCGACCCGGCATCTAAGGATGCGGCCAAGGGCGCGGACATCCTGAAGGACTCCATCGACGGCACGGGGGTGGCGCTCGGCGGTGTGATCGCTGACATGGACAAGTTCCTCGAGCAGTTGTTCGCCACCGGGCAGATCACCATGTCCGCTCGGGACGCGGAGGCAGCCTACAACGAGGCGCTCCGGGGCGTTCCGGAGGTCATGAAGAAGATCGCCGACTCCAAGGGGGCGATGGGCCGGACCCTCAACGACACTGCCACCGACTTCGACCTCACGACTGAGGCTGGTGCTGCCGCCAACGCCGCCTTGCAGGACATCGCCCGCAAGGGCATGGCCGAGGTCACGGCACAGGCCAAGGAGGGGATGGGGCAACCGGAGCTCCAGAAGACCCTGAGCGACAGTTACGAGGACATCAAGAAGAACGCCGACATCATGGGCATCCATGGTCAGGCAGCCGATGACCTCGCCAAGAAGATCCTGGGCGTGCCTCCAAACGTGGACGTCAAGACATGGATTGAGCAGACTGCAGCCGCCCAGGCGGACGCGCTCAAGAAGAAGCTTGACGGGCTGGACGGCCGGCAGATTCACATGGCCACATACCTGACGACGTTTGAGCGCCGCGTGGGCTTGCCGTCCCAGTTCTCGGACGGATCCGCTGGTCAGGGCGCCGGGGTTTACGCTCCGGGCTTTGTGCCGCCGGCCAACCCGCTAACCCCTAAGAAGGCGGGCGGCGGCGACTTGGATGTGGCCCCGGGGCCGAAGGGTGTCGACAGCCAGTTGTTCATCGGCGCCAAGGGCGAGCACGTCCTCACCGCTGGCGAGGTGGACGCGATGGGCGGCCAGCAGGCCGTCTACCGGTTCCGCGCCCAGGTACGGTCCGGCAACGTCCGCGGCT